TCCTGTGCTGTGCTGTTCTTGTGCTAATTCTTCCAGCCAGTCAGTCAATTCTTCCGCTTGTTTTTTCATAAGATCGTATTCTTCCGTAAGCTGCTTTTCTGTCTTCCACTTAATTACAAGCGGCCCCTCTGACCATCCTCCGTCCATCACTCCCCCCCCCCTTGCCCTGTGCAATGGCTGCGACGAGTCTTTCTCCGGCAGCCTTTAGCGCCGATTCATCACCAATTACACCTGCATTCCAGCCATCCATAAAACCGGCACGCCAATGCCTATCTTCGCGGGCATCCCGTTTTTCCGCATCCTTCCGCAACTCATCCGCCTCAGCAGCCTTCTCGCGCAGGGTGGCGAGTTCGGCGGCGGGGATGGAGTTGGTTGGTGCCGATGTCAGCAGGTGGCAATTCCAGCGCAACAAAACTTGCTTGTGCCGATGCCGCGCAGCAGCCTCTGCACCTTCACCAATAAATACTTCGTTCCGAGCCTCAGTGTCCTCAAATACGATCACCCAAGCCACCGGCTCCCCCACCACAGGAACGGACTGTGCGGACTGCGCGACTTGCAGAAAACGCGCATCAACATCGTCAGTAACTTTCGAGGCAATGGAATCTAGCAGTGCGTGATACTCGTTACTGGTGCCTGTTGTGCTGAGTTTCTTGTAGGCTTCGTGAATGCTGTCGTGCAGGAACGCCCACAGCTTTCCTTCGCGCATCGTGTTGTCAGTCATGGCTGGTGTCCTGCAGGAAGTTGGTGACGGCCCGGCGCGCATTGACTGTTAGCTTGGCTTGAGCTTTCATTTTCGAACTCCTAATCTTGGGGTGGGAGAAGGAGGCGCGAACGCCTCCTGGTTGCTTCTTAGCGCTCGATCACGAACCAGACACGGCTGTATGCCGTCAGCGTTCCAGCGGCCTTGAGCTGCATGCGGAACTTGATGTGCTGGCTGATCGGCAGGCCAAGCTTAACGAAGGCTTCGCGCACAGAGTTGTACTCTTGGCCGCCAACCCGAACTGCGTGGCGAGCGGCGCGCTTTGCTGCCACTTCTGGATCGAGCCATGAGTTGGCGATGGCAGCAGCACGTTCGGCGCTTGCAGCAGGAGCCTTCCAAACCTTGCCAGTTTCCTGGTTGTATTCGGTTCCGCATAAGTGGCACATGTTCCGCGTCTGGCCACCAACGGTATCTTCCATTCCAGCGGGTGTCTGGTCTTCGTTGATCTCGCACTTTGGGCAGTAGCCGCAAGACCAAACGAACTTGGCCTTGGCCGGCGCTTCGGCGACTTCTTCTTCAGCAACGGGCGCTTCGGCCAAGTCAAGGAGCGCAGCTTCAAGGCGCTTGATGCCGGCAGCACGAGTGGCGAACCGGGTGACGCTCTGGCCGGTGATGCTGTTGAACAGGGCCAGCAGGGCTGAAGTCTGGAATGCAGCGAAGTCGACTGCTGCGACATCGAACACGAATTGGTCGGCCCCGGCCTTCACAGCCTTGATGGAGGCGGCTTCGGTTACTTGGGCCAGTGTCATGTCGGCGTTTAATGTGATGAACTTGCTCATGGTCGTCTTCCTTTCTGGGTTGCTACCGATCTGGTAGGCAACCATTAAACCTCAGTTGAATTCAAAAGGCAACATTAGTGAAATAATACTTTTGAGTGTTGGGATTTGCCTTCATAAACAAGCAGTTACGAAACAATACCATTGCCTTATTTTCGGGCTTGAGCGATAGTTCGTCTCCTACCACCAATCAAACCACACAAAAAGGAACTGAAATGACTCGATCTGTGTTCATACCGCACCTTCCCACGAGGTACGAGCCGCTCAATGGCGGCCGCGTTCCCACCATCGACTTAACCCCTGCTGCCGAGTTCGGCCAGCTCGTGCTTCTTTCTGAGCTGGAACGTTCCGGCTCAATCACCCAAGAGGTTCTTCCACGCTTGATAGGCCAGATCAATTCCGGCATGGCAGCGTTCAAGGCCGGCGACTGCATCGTGGCCGTCGGCGACCCCGTCCTGGTCGCTGCAGCAATCTCTTACGCATCCGACCTTTGCGGTAGCGTGAGCGTTCTGCGCTGGGACAGGCACACAAAAAGTTATTCTGAATTAGAGGTCACGCTATGAGCACACCAGAGAAGAAGGTTGCGGCCATTGCGCCCATTGCGGAAGTCCTTCCGGATGAAGTCGCCGTGCACGAAGACCCGCGCGATGCACTGAGCCGGGTTCGCAAACTTGCAGAGCAGCTTTCCGCAGTGCAGAAGGAGATTGAGGCGCTTGAAGCAAACGTCGGCGACCTCAAGATTCTGCGCCTCAGCCTTGAGCGCGAAGACCTTCCCCTGCTCATGGCTGAGATCGGTATGGCTTCGTTCGAGCTGACAGACGGCTCTTCCGTAACGGTCACTGAAGAGGTGGACGCCTCCATCTCTGAAGCGCGCCGCCCGGCCGCGTTTGCTTGGTTGATCGAGCACGGATTCAGCGGCCTTATCAAGACCGAGGTTGCGGTGCAGTTCGATCGTGGCGCTCGTGAAGGAGCCGTCGAGCTGGCGGAACGCCTCGCCAAGGACATGCCCGGCGTCGCAGTGAAAGAAGTTGTAGCCGCGCCAACGCTCAAGGCGTTCGTAAAAGAACAGCTGCAGAGCGGCAATGAGATACCCTTCGACCTGTTCGGGATTTTCCCGTACAGCAAGGCGAAGATTCAACCACCCAAAAAACCTAAAGCAAAGAGGATTTAATCATGGCTAAGAAGCCCACAACAACCACAGCAAAAGAGTTAGCAACCGCCAGCGAAGCCGGCCTGCCAGCGTTGGCATTCGAAGTCGATCTGCTTGCCGACGTTGGCGCAGGTATGGAAGGCGCTGACAAAGATTCGTTTGCCATTCCGTTCCTGGGCGTGCTGCAAAAGATATCGCCGCAGGTCGATGAAGCCGACGCCAAGTACATTGAAGGCGCAAAGGGTGGCCAGCTGTTCAACACCGTGACGCAGCAGCTGTTCGACGGAAAGGAAGGCGTGCTGTTTATTCCGTGCGCATTCCAACGCCGGTTCCTTCGCTGGGGACCACGTGGCGGCGAGAACTCCGGATTCAAAGGCGAACTCTTCCCGGAAGCCGTGGCAGAGATGCGCCAGAACGGCGATGTGATCGAGCATGAAGGTCGCCTTTACTTCCCAATGGAAGACGGAAAGTTCGACGAGAAGCGTTGCGACCGACTGAGCGACACGCGCAACCACTTCGGCGTCGTGTACGATCCAGAGACCGAAACGGCCGTTCAGGTTCTGCTGTCGCTGTCCTCGACGCAGATCAAGAAGTCCAAGCAGCTGATGGCGATGCTTTCCGCCGTTAAAGTTTCCGGCCCCAAAGGCATGGTGACGCCTCCAACGTGGAGCAACGTCGTGCGCCTCACAACGGTTGCCGAGTCGAATGACAAGGGTAGCTGGTACGGCCTGAAGATCACGCCAGAAGGCTTCGTGCCCAACCGTGAGCTTTACGACCTTGGCAAGGCGTTCCACGAGCTGATCACCGCTGGCGAAGGCGTTATCGATTACGCCCAAGCTGACGCGGCTGAAGAGGCCAAGCCCGGCTTCTAAGCCGCAGCAACAGAGAGGCGACTTCGGTCGCCTCTTTCATTTTAACGGGAGACGCTTTCCATGTTCGACAAATTCTACGCAGAGATGAGGCGGTTCGTTCCAGAGCAAGCGCGCATCCTCTCCTGCCAGTTCCGAGGCGACCCAAACAGCGACATATACGGCAAGTGGCGCGCGCGGGTTCTCAACCAGCCAAGCGCGGTTGATGACGGGGCGAACGTCTATCTGTGCGTCAGCGCGATGCAACGGAACGAAGCCGGTGAATTCAGACGGCGCAAAGAGAACTTTGCTGGCGGCTTGCTGCTGATGATCGACGACATCGGAACCGGCGCTGGTGCCAAGTTCCCGCTATCCATCATTGACCCTCTGCCGCCAACCGCGCTGGTCGAGACAAGCCCTGACAATTACCAAGCGATTTACATGTTCGACGGATTGGTCACTGACATCGAACTTTTCGACGCGCTGATCTCGTCCTTCATCGAGCAGCAGTTCCTAGCGGCCGACACCGGCATGGCAGGCGTTAACCGCGTCTTCCGGCCTCCCATCGGGGTCAATGGCAAGCCCAAGCACGCGCGTGATGGCAGGCTGTGGCGCGTTCGCTTAGCCAGCTGGCAGCCCCAGAACCGCTATAGCGTGGCTAGGATCGCAGAGGCGTTCGGTTTAAACTTGGTTAAGAAGGTTTCCCGGCCAATAGACGAGAACCTTATTGCCGGCGCGAAGGCCGACCGCATCAGGGCATTCATCGAGACAAGAAGCGCCTTGCGGTCGGCCGCGATGATAAAGAATGAAGAGCCAGACCGTTCTGGCTGGATGCAGATTCGCTGTCCCTGGATAGACGACCACACAGACAGGGCAGACACCGGCGCGGCCATTCGCCTTCCCGCCGACGACAACGGCTGGCACGGCGCGTTCCGCTGCCATCACGGCCACTGCCAAGACAACAACTGGCGAAGTGTTACAGAGTGGCTCGCTGCCAGTCAGGCTGAGGTTCTGTCGATGGTCAATCACACGGCGCTGGACTTTGATGATTATTCTTTTTAGTTCACTAACGTTGCCTTTTGATATTTACCGTGGCAGAATCAAAGTCCTGGAGCGTTGATGCTTCAGGAAAGTTCCCCAACCAAGAAAGGAAGGTCAAATGAATCATAAAAAGAAGTCTGGCTCTTGTCTGCTCGATCTGGTCATTGCCGAGATTCGCGACATGGCGTGGGGTGAGATTGAGCAGCTCGCAAAGAACGCCGACCTGCATCCGATGACAGTTTACTTCTGGCAGCAAGGCGTCATCGGCTCTCCTCGTGTTGCCAACGTCGAGCGCGCACTTGAAGCTCTCGGTTATAAATTCTCGGTCACGCGCACCAGCGTCACCGTAAGCGCATCCTAACGTTCTCGGAGACTTGAAATGCAAAATATCCTGACCCACGAAATGATACGCTCACTCGCCCCGGCCGTTCTAACCGAAGAATGTCGCGGCTCGATGAGCTCAAAGTATTCTCACATCAGCACGATCGGCGTCATTGAAGAGTTTGAAGAGCACGGCTTCTATCCTGTGCAGGCTAAGCAGGACAAGGTGAACAGCCGCGACCCGCGCTACGTTCGTCATGCTGTCGTTCTGCGCCACGAATCAAGCATAGGCACACCGAGCGAAGTGGGCGAGGAAGTGCCGCAGATTCTTCTGATCAACTCCCACAACGGCCGAACCAAGCTTCGCCTGCACGCCGGGTTGTATCGCTTTGTCTGCGCGAACGGGCTGGTCATCGGTCAGGACAAGTTCCGCGCCGAAGTCGTTCACAAAGGCAACATCATCGATTCCGTCGCGACTTACGTTGAAGACTACGCAAGCAACCTGAGCCAGATTGCGAAGACGATCGACATCTGGCGCGGCATCGAATTGACAGCGGCGCGCGCAGACGAGTTCGCAAGAGAGGCGGCTGTGCTGCGCTTCGGTTCGGAAGGCGCGAAGATGTTCACGCCGAACCTTCTCCTTGAGGCGCGCCGGGAAGAAGACGAGAGTCGCAACCTGTGGCGCGTGTTCAATCGCGTTCAAGAGAACACGACCAAAGGCGGCTTGAAAGCAACGTCAGCAACCGGGCGCGTGATAAGCACTCGCGAGATTGTCGGCATCGGCCGTGATCTTTCTTACAACGACGCTCTGTGGCAGCTCGCAGAAGCATTCGTTTAACCAACAGGCACCCTTCGGGGTGCCGCCTCTGGAGCATGAAATGGGACGACCCGCGATTTACACCGACAAGACCGTTGTCTTTGTCAGTGCTGAGAAGGCGCGCACCAAGCTGCAAGCTGGCAGCGAGCGGCGCGCCATAGTGAATTACCTCATCGACAATGGTGGCCGCAAGACCCTTGAGGAGATTGATGCGCACTTCGGCTACATCATCCGACCTTCGGTCATCGCGCTGGTGCGCAACAACTGGCTAACTCTCAAGGAGACGTCATGAGCAAGATAATTGGAGCGGGATTGGCCGGCCTTATCGCGGCTCACATCTTCCCACGGCACGGCGTGATTGAGGTTGGCGAACGGCCGCAGGAAGGGCACATGGCCTTGCTTCGGTTCCGCACACAAGACGTCAGCCGCGTAACCGGGATTGACTTCAAGAAGGTTGTTGTGCGCAAAGGCATCTTCGCCAATGACACGTTCGTAGAGCCGACCATCGCGCTGGCGAACGCTTACTCCATGAAGTGCTTGAGAAGAACGTTGGGAGAGCGAAGCATCTGGAATCTCGACCCGGTTGAACGCTTCATCGCGCCGCCTGACTTTTACTGGCAGATGGTCAACAACCTCGGTTCGCGAATTGAGTGGGCAACGCAGTATGACTTTTCTTCCGCTGCGAAGGAGGAAGCGCCGGTGATAAGCACAGCGCCGATGCCAGTCGTTCTTCGCTCTGTCGGGCTTCACACTGACGAAGTGTTCAACAGCTCTCCGATCGTTGTGCGCCGATACGTCCTTGATGCGTGCGACGTTTACCAGACGGTTTACTTTCCCGGCTCAGACATTTCACTTTACCGCGCATCAATCACCGGGAACCTTCTCATCTGTGAGTTCGTTGGTGAGCCTTCCGGCGACTGGCAGCGGCAAGTGTATGGCGCATTCGGAATCAGCCCAGTTCGATGGGCACTGACAGGAAACAGCAGCCAGCGCTACGGCAAGATAGCTCCCATCGACGAAGGCGTTCGCAAGGCGACGATCTGCAATCTCACCCTTGAGCACAACATCTTGAGCTTGGGACGGTTCGCCTGCTGGCGCAATATTCTCCTTGACGACGTTGTCCAGGATGCAACAACGGTTAAGCGCCTCGCCGCGCTGTCAACCTATGACCGCCGCATGATCGCGGCAAGAGGAGCCCAGCAATGAAAACTGAATGCAAAGTTACACTGATCGATTACACCGGCATCGGCCGACCAGACCAGGAGCGTCACGCGGCCGACCTGCTGATGTTCACTAAAGAGACGCGCCTCGCTATGAGCGCCGGGAAGCTTGCTGAAGTTTGCGCGCGCAATGACGAGCAAGCGCGCGAAGCTCTTCAGTACATGGCAACGACAATTCGCTCGTCTTGGGAATTCATCGACGTCATATTCCTGATCGAAGGCGTGACGCGCGCCACGGCTCAACAGGTGACAAGAACGCGCACAGCAAGTTACGCGATGCAGTCAATGCGCGTGGCAGACGTTCGCGACATTGGCATCCTTAATCCGTTCGATGAAAAGACGCAGTGGACTGCTCACGAAATCTTCAAGAACGCGGCCCTCGCTGCCATCACGGCGTACTCGCTGCTGGTTGACAAGCTCGATGCGCCACTTGAGGATGCACGCGGCATCCTTCCGCTCAACACCAAGTGCAATCTTGTCGTGAAGTACAACCTGCGCAACTTTGTCGAGCTCATCGCCGCGCGGCGCTCATTGCGTGCGCAGGGCGAGTACCAAGACATCGCCGACCAGATGTACAACGCCGTCATTTCGGTCTGGCCTTGGGCGGCACCGTTCTTCACTTCACAGTTTGATGCCGCGATAGAGATGCTTGAGCGCACAGCGAACGAATTGAAGATCACGGCCGGTTCCGGTGCTGCTTGGGACATCGCAAAGGCGGTCGACCTGCTGAGGAAGGCGAAATGAATAAAGTTCCCGTAACCATCTTCGACCTTGACTCTTGCTTGTCAGACGACAACCACCGCAAGTTCCTTCTTCCCAGCCCAGACCTTGATGGCCTTTGCGAAGAAAACTACGCCGCGTATCACGCGCGCCTTTGCGACGACAACAAGTTCTCAGCGTGGGACGCTTTCCGCCGGTGTTGCAATGCCAGTCCGGGAGTGATCCTGATCGTGACAGCCCGGCCCGAAAGCGTGCGCAAACAGACCGACGCTTGGCTGAAGAAGCAGTGCACGTCACCTTCGCAGTACGTTGACCTTTCTAACGTCATCCTTCTGATGCGGCCGGCAGGCGACTCAAGCCACTCGCCGCTGCTCAAGGTCGGCTTGATTTGGCGTTGGGCCCACCAGCAGCGGCACGCTGTGGAATTCCACAAGGCGTACGATGATCGCGTTGACGTTCTGCGCGCGTACGAAGCCGCTGGCATTGTTGCTTGGGATGACTGTGTGATGGTCACGAAAGACTTCTTGGTCTCGCCGCCTCTTGGCGCGCTCGCTGAACCAACAACGAACGGTGAGCCGGGCGTGCTCGTGGTGCAGCCGAAGAAGCGTAAGCCTACGCCACCAAGCCTCTTACGCGACATGGCAGCAACTTACGAAGAGCGCAACAAAGTTTACGGCGACAACTTTCTTCGTGTCGGTGGAATCCTTCAAGCCATGTTCCCGAACGGCGTGAAGCTTTCCTCTGCCGAAGACTTCGTTCGCTGGCACCTGTTCGAGCTGAAGGTCGTCAAGCTCAGCAGATTCGCCGTGAGCGGCCTCACGCACCAAGATTCAATCCACGACGACGGCGTGTACAGCGCCATGGTCGAATCCCTACTCACCGACAACCCAGAAGCAATTGGAGATGCAAAATGAGCAACATACTAATAACAGGCGCTGCCAGCGGCCTAGGCCTCGCACTTTTCACGAAGCTTAGTGAAGACCACGAAGTGTGGGCATTCGACGCTGAGTACGGCCACAACGTTCTTTCTCCGAACCAAGATGACATCCCCGACGAGTTCGACGTCCTGATCAATTGCGCCGGGGTGAACTTCATCAATTGGCTTCCCGACGTCACTGACGATGAATGGGACTTGGTGATGGACACGAACGCGAAAGGCATATTCAAGATGGTGCAGGCTTGCTTGCCGCAGCTGATCGCTTCACGCGGCACTGTCGTGAACATCGTGTCGAACGCCGCCCACATGCCGATGCGCTGCTCAGCCGCGTACAACGCAAGCAAGGGTGCCGCGCTCATCCTCACGAAGCAACTTGCACGTGAGCTGTCTGTCGACGGAATCACCGTCTTCAGCGTCAGCCCGAACAAGCTCAGTTCGACGGGAATGTCTAACAGCATTGACGAGCAGGTCTGCAAGACACGCGGATGGACGATGGAAGAAGCGCAGAAGTACCAACTGGCCGGCCTACTCACCGGGAAGGAGACCGACCCGGCGATGTGCGCAGAGTTCATAGCGTTCCTTCTTCAGGACAAACAACATCACGAGATGCTCGCAGGCTGCGACATCCAATACGGATTGTGAGGTCATCATGAAATTCAAAACTGTAAACGCTGAATCACGCGCAAAGATCGAAGCTGCCAGCGAAGGCCGCATCAAGTTCATCACCATCGACAACAAGGTCGTTCGCGTCGACCTGATTGACGCCTCAGCCGGGCGAGTGAGCATCGTCGTGGACTCTTACTCGGTCAGCGTCGTGGAGCCGGAAAAGAAAACCGTGTACGGACTTTCTTGGCAGCAGAAGGTTCCTGGCAACGTTCTTGCGATGGAGCGCAGCTTCGATTCAGACGCAGAGCGTTCCGACTTCATCCGCAACAATTTCTTCGATGTCGACGAGAGCGAGCTGTTGCTCACCGAGACAGAAGAGATTTGTTCCGACGACTAACCAACCAACCACAAGAAGGAATGCACAATGACGATGTTCAAGATAGAGCAAGTGGCCCTTTGCCCGGCAGACCCGGCAGCAGCAATTGAACTGCTCACCGCAATGGGCGCTGGTGCTTGGGCGAAGGATCACGTGACAGCTGAAGGTTCAGTCTTCGGCGACCACGGCCGTGAAAATAGCGCTGATCTGGCGTTCGAGTACGACATGCTCAAAGGCGCGAACGAGCTTGAGGTGCTGCACTATACCAGCGGCGCAAATTGGATGACGGCTCACGGCCCAAGCGTCAGCCACCTCGGCATGCACTGCAGCGCAGAGGAACTTGCTGAGTGGCGAACGTTCTTCGCCGCACGCGGCATCGGCGTCGCTCAGGAAGTCAACACGCAGCTTCACACCAACCCGGTGATCGCTAATTCGCGCCGCTACACCTACGTCATCTTCGACACGCGCGCAATTCTCGGAACCGACGTGAAGTTCATCGTTCGCCGCAACATCGGCGACTTGCAGGCTTAACCAGGAAGGAGGAAGGAGGCGTTCGCGCCTCCTTGTCTTTATGCGAGCATTGATATTCGACACAGAGACCACCGGGCTGCCATACCACCCAAGGGCAAAGCTGAACC